TAATTCCTGTTAAACCCACAACATCAGCAGGAGCGATTGAACCTAATGCAGAGGTCGTTGACAATCCAGTTAATCCCATAACATCAGCAGGGCTAATAGATCCAAGAGATGAAGTGGTTGATAAACCTGTAGGAATAATTATAGGATTTGTGGTTATTGAAACACTTCCTAAACTAGAACTTACAGATTGCCCTGTTAGTCCCATGGTTTGATTATCTGGAGCTATCGCACCAACACCTGAAGTTATTGCTATACCTGAAACACCTACGATGTCAGCAGGAGCAATTAAACCAATATCAAAAGTGGCTTCCTGTCCTGTTAACCCCATGACATCTGCAGGACTAATAGATCCGATGCTAAATGTAGAGGAAACACCTGTTAGTCCCATGACATCCGCAGGACTTATTGAACCAATATTTGTAGTTGTAGAGACTCCTGTTAATTGAATAAGAGCGTTAAAAGAAGCATCCCAAGGTTCTTCTCCCCAACCGTTTCTACCCCAACCAACTAAAGTTCCAGAATTAGATAGATCACCAATAGAAGAATTTATAGAACCAACTGAAGAAATTCCTATTGCATCTGCAGGAGATATTTCTCCTAATGAGGATGTAATGGACAATCCTGTTATTTCTACAGTTTTTACTTCTCTAGCATTAACAGTTCCTAAAGAAGAAGTTATTGATTGACCAGATGGTTCAACAGAATATTCTACACCCCATGCAGAGTTACTCCATTCTTGTCTGCCCCATCCTTCTATGTTTGCAGCTTTAACAGTTCCTAGAGAAGACGTAACTGCTTGTCCAGTTAAAGATGCAAAAGTTGTATTAATTACTGTCGGAAAAGTAGCATCAACATTTGTCGCTATTCCTGTTAGTGATATTATTGTAGTTGGTGCTCCCTCTGCGGTTCCTTGTGAAGAAGTTACGGATTGTCCAGTTGGTTTTACAGAATATTCTACGCCCCAACCAGAGTTTCCCCATTGTTGTCTGCTCCAACCCTCAACGTTAAATGATTGTGGTGTTCCTAGTGCTGTTACAGAGGCGGGTGAACTTAGAGAAATTGTAACTGTATCAGATTGCCAAGAGTTGGCTCCCCAAGTGTTATTACCCCAGGTTGATGCCATAAGGAGTCCCTCCTTATGCTAATCTTATGATTGCGTCTGTAGCGTTTGCTGTTGGAAATTGTATTGTGAAAGTTCCGCTAGTTACAGTTTTATCTGCTCCGAATGCTATGACAGCAACAGCGTCAGTCGTGCCTGTTCCAGTTGCTGTTGTCGTGTTGTATATTAAAGCACCGTTTGCTGTGAAAGTTGCTGAAGTGTAAGAGACATCAGCGAAATCTACAAAAGCAGTCGTTGATGATAACGAAACTCCAGAATTTGTAAGTGTGGCACCACCTGCTGTGTAAGCAGTTCCAGACGTATTTGTAATTTCGTTTGAAGTAGAGTAGTCTGTTGTTGAAGCACCTAATGATGCAGAGCTTGTAAATAAAGCTATTTTAAAAGTATCTCCACCTGAAGAACTAAAGTTATGTTTTCCTTGTAAAAGTTCTTGTTTAAAACTTGAAGCTATTGCCGATGTAATTGCCATAATTTAATCTCCTACGGGTTTGCTGAGGTTATTGGTATACGAACAGCGCCATCAGTGTAGTCATCTCTTCGTCTTCTACCAACTTGCTCGTTAGCAAACTTTTGTACCTCTTGTTTATATTTATTTTCGTATAATGTCAACATATCTACCGGACCTTTTAAAAATCCATATGTTTCTGATAAACAACAATACAATAGTCCATTTGGAAAATTAAGACTAATGTAATTCGTTGTATTATCTGAAGCCAAAGTGGTCGGCATTTTATTATAATGAATTCTAAATCTATATGTAGTATTTGGAACTGGGGCTACAATAATACGCCCAGAGTTAGTATCACCATCTCCTGTGGCTCCACCATACATGGCATAGTATTTAGGTTGTCCTTGGGCTGCTGATGTGCCTGTTACATCTTGATACTCTTGTAAATATGTATAATCTTTTTTCTCTAGCCATCTATTAGCTCCTGTAGTTTCAGATCCCGCTGTATCATAAACTTGAACTCCTCTTATAAATAATGCTCCTCCTGGAACATTAATACTTTCTTGTCCAGCAACAAAATTTCCTAATTTTTGTAATTTATCAGCATCAATTGGAACTTCTCTCATAATTCTATATTGAGCATTTAAAATAATATTTTCTAATATATCTGTGGTTAAAACATTAGAGTCTGTTTCAGTGTAGTTTCTAATTTGTGTAATTAATCCACTATAACTCAATCCAGCCATTATGCTACTATCTCCTGACAAGCTTGACAGCTTTTTCTAAATCTTAAATGACTTAGACAATGTTTTGGTTTTTCTTCATGCATTGGAACTTCTGGTTCTGGAACTTTAGTATAGAACTCTATATGTTCATCCTCTGGACAGGCACATTGTTTAATACCAAATATTTTACAAATAAAGTTTTTTAATTTTTTTA